ATCGGCTTTATTGGATGCTTGATAATTCAGCAACCCTGGACTCCAGGCGGACGCAACCCACTTTTTGAAATGGCAGTATTAGATCAATACGGTTCTCCCATCCGCTCTCGTTTCGCCAGGTCCGTTAACGCGGATCCCTGGCGCGGGATCGTTTTCGGCCGGCGGGATGACGCCATTGGGAAGCTAATTCCCTCCAGTGACCGGCGCGCCCTGGCGGCCCTTTCGCGCCGGGTTGTTTTCAATACCGGAATTGCCTCCGCGGCGATAAAACAAAAAGCACATTTTTCGACACAAAGCGCCTGGTCGCCGGCCTATTTGGGAGATGACGCCGCGGAGGGGACAGCTGCAACCGCCTGGTTGGAAAATACCTGGTTTGGATCGTTGGATTTGTCCGGCGGAATCACAACCTGGCCGGATTGGCTGGAGTTGATTTCCAAATGCATCGACCGCGACGGCGAGTGTTTTGTGCTTTTGACCGTCAATCCGGACGATGAGTCGCCGGCGTTGTTAATGATTCCGGCTTTCCAGGTCCGCCACAATGGAGAAGACGGCGCCAGGATCCGCGGCGGCCAGTACGACGGCGCAATTTTGGAAGACGGGATTGCGCGCGACGATTTCGGCCGGCCTCTCTTCTACCGGATCCACGCAACGGACGCCGACTTTGAGGACGTTCCGGCGGCGTCAATCGTTCATCTATTTGAACGCGACTTTCCGGAGCAATCGCGCGGCTACCCTGCTTTTGCGGCGTCATTGTCGGATATTCTCCAGGGACTTGAGTCCAAGGAATTGGAAATACTCAGGCAATTGATATGCAGTAACGTCTTTTTGCTCCGGCGAAATTCTAGCGGTCCACAACCGACTGACGCCGGATTTGAAACCGTCATAAACGCGGCGGCCGGCGAGGCGGTTGTGCGTGAAAAGGTCGCGCCAGGGATCCACTACCTCCGCTCGAATGAAGACCTGGAGCAATTTTCGCAAAATACGCCAGGCGACATTTGGGAACGGTTCCAGACGCGCCTTTGGCGGGAGGCCGTCGTTGGTGCTGGATGGTCTTACGCCCTTGTTCGCGTGATGTCTGAAGGCGGCCAGGGAACCGTGGAACGCGGCGAAATCGTCCGCGCCCGGTTGGCGGTAACGAACAGAATCAAAACACTCACCCGCGGCGCGGTTCGCTTTGTGACTTATGGATTGACTGACAGGCGCGCGCCGGTCGTTTCGGAAATGTTGTGGTCGTTTTCGCGGCCGGCGCGTTTGTCCGTTGATGACGGCCGGGAAGACCGGGCCGCCCTGGAACAAGTCAAGGCCGGCGCAATGTCGGAGGAAGATTTTCAGGCCACGAAAGGCCAAACCCTCCGCGCCCACTATGTCAAACGGGCCAGGGCGAAAGTACTCCGCGCCGAAATTGCGGCGTCTCATTCTACTCCGGAGGTTGAAGTTTCGGCGGCCGACCTGGAGATACGCGCGGACGCGCCGGCGCCGGCCGGATCCGCCGCGGAGGTTAATACCGAAATCACTTTGAACGATGACTGAAATATTTCTTTACGGCGAGATCGGCGGCCTTGTCGATCCGCGCGAAGTCGCGGAGGCCGTTGCGGCGGCCGACCAGGCGGCGCCCATCCTGGCGCGCATCAATTCACCCGGCGGATCGGTACTCGACGGGGAGGCGATCATTGGCGCCTTGCGCCGCCATCCTCAAAATTTTCATGCGGTCGTTGACGGCATGGCCTTCTCAATGGCGGCCATAATCGCAATTTCCGCGGACCATTTGACAATGCCGGCCGACGCCTGGTTGATGTTTCACCGGGCGGCGTCCCAGGCCGGCGGATCCGCGGACGATCACGAAACACAATCCGCGGTTCTCCGGAAGATGGACGAAATGCAGATGCGCCGGATCCGCGAAAAGGCGCCGGCGGCGGCCGCCTTGGTTGCCGAAATTGAGGGCGGCGCGGATGTTTACCTCGACGGCGCCCAGGCCCTGGCCGCCGGCCTGGTTGATGAACTCACGCCGGCCGCCGCGATTGCAGCTTGCCGGACCGGACTCCCCAACCTGGCCGGGATCCCGGCCGAATGCTCAACTTACCTTGACAAATTGGCGCCAGATAATACAAAGGGCGCAGGAAAACTAACTTTTTGGCAATTCTCAGCATGAACCTCATTGATTGGATTAAAGGAAAAAAGGACGCAACCGGCGACGCCGTCGCCCTGGTAACGTCGAATCCGGAACAGGTGGGCGCCGCGATGGAGGAAGGCCGCCGCGAAATTGAAAAGCTACGCCTGGACGCCGAATGGTCCGCCAATCGTTTCCGCGATGATCTTGAGGAGGGCCGGAAATATACGGCTCAACTCGAAACCGCCGGCGCCGCCAAAGACGCCGAAATTGCCCAACTGAAAACGGACGTTGCAGTAGCGGACAAAAGCGCCGACGAAAAGGCGCGCGACATGGTCCGCCGCGCCGGACACGCGCCGGTTGCAGTGACTACGGATCCGGCGGCAACTGAAACGGCCGACGTTCCCAAGATTCTGACCGAGTACCGCGAATTCACTCCCGGCGCCGCGCGCCTCAAATTCGCCCAGGAAAACCGCGCCGCCCTGAAGGCCGCGCATGCCTCCGAAAAGGCAACTGACTGAACTCGCTTTACTTTAATTTTACCAAACTGAAAAAATGGCATTAGACGCAGACCTCGTAGTTGACAGATTAGCCGACAGATTCGTTGTCGCCCTGGGCAACGAATTCGCACCGCATACAGCATTTGCCATCGAGGCGATTGAAGGCGGAATCCCGGTTTCACGAAATACCGTCCAGGTTGAAGTGAGTGGGAACGCCTCCGCGGTCCAAACCAACTCCTCCGATTACACGGTTGGCGCCGGAACCAATTCGAACGCCGAAATCACGGTTTCGGAATATTCGATTACCTGGCAAGTGACCTCCCAGGAGGGTTTGCAGGGACACAGATTCGCAACCGGCCCAGGCAAAAACGCCCAAACCCTCGCTAATACCGTTTGGGGAGTGCCTTCCGCGTTAATGACGGGCGCCACGTTTGGCGAGGTTGCCACGGTTGCGGAGGGGTCCTTTGCAGCTGCAAACCTTCAGAACCTCTGGGCAGGGGTTCCAGGGACAACGAATGTTCATGCGCTCTTGAGCAAGGACGCCATGAAAACAATTTTGCCAACGGACAAAAACGCTTTTGACCTGGGACAGACCGGCGCGCATGGATTCGCAGGGATTCACGCCGTGACCGATTGGAGCAGTGCGGAGGCCACGACCTACGGCGCGTGCTTCGCGCCCCAGGCGTTCGCGGTTGTCCACGGCGCCCCAGATCGCCCAACCGCCGTCCTGGACGCCATGCGCAATACCGGGCGGGTTGAAACCCTCAACTTGCCTAATGGCTTGGATGTGGAGTTTTCCGTTTGGGCCGACGCCAATACGCGCGTCCTTTACGCCTCTCTTGCGCTGTGTTACGGCGCCGTCGTTGCGGACGCCTCCGCGGGGATTCTCCAGCAAACCGGATAGGCCATGCGCCCTGCTGAATGTTTAACGGTTGTCCTGAATGAGGATGGGACCGGAAAGGTGATTCTTTCCGGATCCCGCGGAGCTTGTGACATCGCCGCGCGCGCCGAAAATGAGAAAATCGGCCGTCAATCAGGATGCGTTGCAGTCTATTCAAAATTGCTTTTCAGCGATGGCGGATCCCTGGTCGATATGAAGGAGATTCTGGAAAAGCGCCGCGCCGCCAGGGCCGCCACGCCAGAGGCCCAGGCCTCCCGGTTGACCGGCCTTCAGTCGCGCCGCGCCCAGATTCGCACGGACCAGGTCGCCAACGAGCGCGCCATTTCCCCTAACGCCGACAAGGCAAAGGCCCTGGCGGCCGACCTGGCGGCCGTAAACGCCGAAATTGGGAAGACTGACGCCGGCGGAAAGAAAAGCGCCCTGGTTGCGGAAAAACCGGCCGCCGCCAAGGTTAAGCGCAAACGCGCCGGTTTCCGCGCGCGGTGAGTGATTTGGAAGGACTCGCAACCTCGCTATTTGAGGCCGGCCAGGACGTTTTTGGGGAGAATTACGCCTCAATCGGATCCGGTGGGCGCCTGGTTGCAGCTGCCGAAAACGAACGGCGCGCCGGCGAGGACTACGCGGACGGCGCTTTTGATTCGACCGGCCGCCTTGAACTAGTTTGCGAAACCGGCGCCTTTCGCGCGGCGTTCCCGGCCGCCCTGGAATCCTACCATCAAGAAACGGTAAACTGGCGCGGGAAGAATTGGCGCCTGGTTGAAACCGCGGAGGGGGAGGCGTTCATTACCCTAACCCTAACGGACGAAAACCAGGGGAGTTGAAATGCGCCTTGATGTACAATTTGAGGCCGGGTTGCGTGAGAAGCTGCAAAAATTGGCGCGCGACTTTGGGGACGACGCCGACCAGGCAACGGCCAGGTTGGCGGTTTCGGTTGCGCGGGAATTGGCCGTTCTGTCGCCTCCGCGCGGGAAGGACAAAAAGACAATTGTGGCCGCCATCGTCACCCAGGCCTGGCGGGTTGTGATGGTCATACCCTCCAAATTCTTCACCCATTTGAGCAAGGCCGCCCGGCCGCGCGTCAACATGGGAAAAGGCGGATGGCAAGCAATCCAGCATTCCCAACTCACCCGGTCGGACAGGCAGATTTATGACCACATCGAATCGCACCGGGACGGGAAAGGCCGCGTGAAGGAATTCAAAAACCGGCAAGTCCATATGCAATTGATTACGACTTTGCCAACGATGAACAAGGTTCTCCGCCGCCGGCGGAAACTGGCCGGCGTTGTGAAAGGCGGATTCCTGGGCGCCGGGATGGAGGCGGCGCGCTACCAAAAAGGCGCCGACCGGGTTGCAATCGGAAAAAATTACATGGCCTGGGCGCAAAAGCACCGCGGGATGGGATCCGCCCGGCGGACGAAACCGGGCGAAATCGAACTCCGGAACTCCGCGCGCCACGCCGGCGGCCAGGTTGACGTTCTGACCGTGGACCGGGCCGAAACGCGCGCCTGGAAAAATACCGAAAGATGGTATAAAAAAGCGATCAAGGCGCGGGAACGAAAAGGCGACCAATGAACGAAACAACCCTGGCGACCCTCCTTGCAACGGCCCTGGCGGATGACGCATCAACCGCCGGCCTTACGATTGTTCCGTTTGGAACCTCTGGCGAACTGGCCAAGCCTGGCGCGGTTTGCTCGTTCGAAGGATTTGGCGAGGATGAGGTGCTTTTGGGGTCTTACGTCGGACAGATTATGGTCCGGCTTTATACCCTCCCAGGCGATACGAGCGCCGCGGAGCATATTGCATTCGCGGACGCCCTCCTGGCCCTGATTACCTCGCGGACCTTCCTCGCCGGCCTGTCGCCGGACTATACCATCCCGGCGGCGTCGGACGGTTCCGACTTGTGGGCGCCGAAACGCGATACCCCGGCCGCCGCCGGCGCGGAACGGGAAACGGTTGTTTCTGTGATGGCGTCAATTGTTCAATTGGCTTGATTTTCTTGCTTTCAGGGGTTTCAATCAGACATGGCACAATCACTTTTTGGACTTGGCGGAAAACGCGGCCTGGATTCTGAGGTTGCCGCCGGCCTGTATATTTCGGACCTGTCCTGTGACGCTCAAGAGGAAGAGGTTACGGTTGAAGACCACCTTGGCGAGGTTATTGGCCTTTCGATGGGGAACGGATCCGCGGAAATTTCGGCGGACGGCGTGACCGTTGCAGCTGCAACCCAGGGGCAAGTCCTGGGCGCCGCCCTGGGAACTTTGGCGAATTTGGCAATCTTTGGAACCGATACCACGGTTTCGGAATTCTTTATCAATCGCGTCCGGTTGCGTCGGACTAATAAGGCCTGGGAGCAAGGCGGATTTAACGCGCGCGGATGGACCGGATTGACTGACATCTCCGCAACGGAGGTTTCTTAACAGGCCTGGCGGCCTCAACGCCTGAAACCGGCGGCCGTCCAATGAAGCGATTTGAAGCTAGTCTAACCGTTAAGGATCCGAAACTGGCCGGCGCCCTGGCCGCGGTTGGCGTCCCTCCGGATCCGCGCGGATTTGAGGACAGCTTTGCCCATGACGGCCGGCGGTTTTCGTGCTGGCATTTTCTAAGTCAAACCATCGACGGCGCCGACCAGACGCGCGCCCTGGTTGCGGCCTGGTTGGATCCGGAGGAATGGAACCGGGCGAATCCGACGCACCGATTTGCCTATGTGATGATCGCGTTCCGGAATACGGAAATTCTTCTTAAACGCGCGCGCGGCCGGGATCCGTATTTTGTCCTGCAACGAGGCGCCTCCGTCGCGGTTGTCAATCCGGCGGCCGCCCAGGCGGAACAAGACGTAATTCTGCAAAAGATTGGAATCTAAAATCATGGAACAAACACGCGAAGGACTACAAAACGGTTATTGGACCGGCGGCGAGGTTGGAGGAGTTTTCCTTTATCCGTTGACACTCGACCGGCTGGGCGCCTTCCGGACGATCCAGGGGCAAACTGAGGACGGTTTGCAGCTAACCAGGGTTGGCCTGGCGTGCTACGCCATGACCGACGAAGAGGCGGCCCGAAATTGGACGCCGGAGGAATTGGAGGAGGAGGCGAAAAAATACGGCAATTTCCCGATCCACGCCCTGCGCGAATTTGAGCAAATCTTTTCGGCGGATATGGCGGCAATCCAATATTCCGAAACGGACGATGAAACGACCGCGGAGAGTGAATGAAGGCGGCCGGCTCTGCGGCGCCGGCGCCCTGGCGCGCGTCCTGGCGCGCCGCCGCCCTGGCCGCCGGCCTCCGCCTGGACGATTTACGCCGGATCACCTTTGCCGAATTGATACAAATCGTCCACGCCGGCCAGGTTGCGGCCGGCGGCCGGCGGCGTTGGCGCCACGCCCTCCAGGGGGAAACCGAGACTTTGCGCGCGCGGTTCGAGATGTTATTAAGTGATGCGAAGCAATGGCCTTTGGATTCAATATCAAAGTCGGACTCGACGCCTCCAAAGTTGAACGAGGATTCGCCGCAATCGGACGCCGCGCCCAGGGCGTCAACAAGCGAATGGGCCGCCTTGCCGGATCCGCCCTGAAATTCGGCGCCGCCATTGGCGCGGCGTCGGTTGCCTTTGCGGGTTTTAAGGCCATTGAATTTCTGAAGGACAGCAGCAAAAAGGCCGCCGAATTCGAATTGATGGCGACCTCGTTTGAGATTCTCCTGGGGTCCGTATCGAAGGCGAAAGACAGGGTAAAGGAACTGGAGGAATTTTCCGTTGTGACGCCGTTTGAGCCGACCGAAATTATCCGCGCCTCGAAACTGCTTCAAACTCTTGCGGGTGAAACTCTCGCAACCGGCGACGGCCTGAGGATGGTGGGCGACGCCGCGGCCGGAATGACCGTCCCGTTTGAAGATGTAGCCCTTCACGCCGGCCGCCTGTTTCAGGCCCTCACCCAGGGCGGCCCGGCCGGCGAGGCGTTGGCGCGCCTCCAGGAACTTGGGTTGATGACAGGCAAATTTAAACGCGAATTTGCCGGACTGACCGAAGAGCAGAGGAAGGGGAAAGCGCCACTACTCTCCAACAACGAGGCCCTAAAGATGATGCAAAAAGCCCTGGGCGGAACGGCCGGCGCAATGGCGCGCCTGTCCCAGACGTTTGCCGGGAAAATCTCGACCATGAAAGGCAATATCGGCCTTTTGAAAATCTCAATTGGGACCGGGATCAACAAGGGCCTGGAGGATGGGGTCATGGCGCTAAACAACAAGATTCCGGAGATGCGCGCCGGCGCAACCCAGCTTGGCGAATCAATCGGGATTGCTCTTGCCCAGGCGATGAAAGGAAATACGGAAATCCTGGAGGCCGCCGCCGGATACGTTTTCGTGAAGGTTGGCGAGGTTGCAGCTGGGGCTTTTCTCTTTGCCTTCACGAAGGGGATGACGCGCCTTCTCCCGGCGATACTGGAGGCCGGCGCGGATATTGCCGAAAACCTGCCAGTGATCAAGGATTTGCCGGGGGCGGGAGTTGGCCGGGCGGCCTGGCGCGCCGGCGCGAAAGGCTTACGCGGAATGGACAAGGGGGAGTACAACGTCGGGGATTACACTAGCCTTACGGAGGGCGCCCTGGATTCTGAAAAGGCCCTGGACACTCTGAACGACCTCCTGGACGTGCAACGCGAGGCCCTGGAAAAACAAAAGGAAAAGGACTTTTTGGAAGGAAAACGATCAATCATCGATGGGGAATATGGGCCTTTGAGATACTCACGTTAGAGAAAATTATGGCATGGACACAATACTCCGAGGGCCTGGCTATTGGCGACTGGGTACCGCAACCGGATTGGAACGCAACGCGCTCATCTCATGGCGGATGGGACGCAACGCAGTCGTTTATAATATCGCGTGCGACCCTGGACGATTTGACTTTTCAGAATGAATTCTCGTTTGGCGTTCCAGCAACCACCTTGGACCCCAACCTGGAAACACTCTGGGGAATGATGAAGCTGAAAAGCGTCCCGTCCATTTCGCATATGCGCGGCGGCCTGTCAAAAATCGCGGTTGCCTACCAGGGATGGTATTCAATCCCAGGAAGCGGGGGCGGCGAGAACGAGATAAATCCGACTTACCACCTGCGCGGCGAGCTTGGCGAAAAGTCAATTTTGGAGCACCACAAGGTTCTGGAAATTGAGTCCCTGACCGACCGCAATATTTTAAGCCAACTTTACTCTGGCGAACTTGCTTGGGATCCGGACGAAGACTACGCGGCCAACCGGGTTGTTGACGAAAGCGGAGAAGAGGTTTTGAAGGAGGCCAAAAATCAACCGTCCGCCGGCGACGCCCTGAAATTTGCGAAACTGATTGTGCAGGGCGTCAAAAGTTTTCGATCCCCCACTTTCGTTTGGGAACGACGATGGCAGGATGAGGACGGTTTGACTGACGCCATGTTGAATAAGCTAGGAGAGATCGCCGGCGTGCTGGGCGACGCGCCGAAAGCCCAGGGCGGCCGAAATTGGATGCTCACTCATGCCGGCCAATCCGACCAGGCAAGCGACCGCGGCGCCGGAAACGTCCTGAAGGATTTGACGTTGGAGTGGACGCTTTCGGAGCAAGGCGGATGGGATACGGACCTCTACGTTGATTAGATGAGCAGTCTCCGCGCCAACCAGACGATCCAGCTTCCCGGCGTGATAATCCCCCAGCCAGGGACGCCCGGCGCCCTGGTCCGGTGGTCCGCGGATGTACAAAAGGCAATCCAACAACTCCGCGACCGCGGCATTTTTCAGCAACGGCCTCCCGTGCAGCCTCACCGCGGCCAACCGTTGCAACCTCACCACCTGCGAGAGGACGACGGAACATGGAAGGTCAAATTTCGGGAGGGGTTCGTCTATGAGACTTTTCCTCCGCCAACCATTCCATTGGGGGAAGAAGTTATTACGCGGCATCTAATCTACGTTGGAGACGAAGACCATTTGGGATCGGATCCGGCGCCGGACGTTGAATTGGAATCAACGGAGGATTACGTTTATTTGCATTTCAAGACTGACGATCACGGGAAAATTATCCCGCTGGAGGAACCGGACCCAGAGGACGAGGAAGCGCCCACCCGCTACGCCGAACTCGTAGCAAAGACTGAGGAAGAGAAATCGATCCACTTTATCTTGCCGGACGGGACCGGCTCAAACGGCGAGGAGGGGGAATACTTCTACGAGGTGGCGAAAATGGAGGAGGACGCCCTGGGGGACGCCGTGTATGAAACCGGCCGCGGATGGCGCCGCAATTTCCACAACGTCCGCGGTTACAACGCCCTGGAAAATCATACGACCGGGTGCGCGGTATTCCAAAAATACGACATCGAATCCGATACGAAATTGCTCCGCGGGATTACCGGCGATTACGGAATTGACTGCACCCAAACGACCTCCGCCCTGGATTTGGACTTTGACGCCGTGAACGTAGGGACCGGCGCGTGCGTATACATTCCAGGCCGCGCCGGAATCGATGAGGCCGAATTCCGGTGCCTGGTCGAGAGGGTTTCAAATCCACAAATCCAGGTTGACGAAGTAGATCCGGTGGGCGCCGGCTTTAATACCTCAATCCGGATTCAAGGGAACGGGAACGATATTGACATAATCTTTGTCGATTGCAGTTATTCGCCGGTCGAAAAATTGCGCCTTGTTTTCCGCGACGGCCTTTTACAGTCGCCGGTGGGCGTTCCGTTGGCGGGAACCTCTGTGACTAATGTATTGGGGAATTGCTCCTAGCCCTGGCCGCCGTTAACCGCGCCCAACCCGAAAACCCGCGGCGGCGGCCTGGAATTGACTTTTCGGCCAATTCCGGTATGGAAAGGCCGTGACTCTCTCCGAAATTTTCGCATTTCACGCCCTCCAGGCTACCGCCACGCCGACCGGAACCAACGTGGGCGGAACGGACCTTGTGGGGGAGGCCCTCACGCGTACCGAATTCTCGGACGCCGATATTGCCTATTCGGTCCTGGTTGCCGACGCCGGGACAGACACGGCATCGCTTATGGTCGCCTCTGGCGTTCTTTCCGGAACCGCGGACACCCAGACAGACGGGGACGGCAAGGATTTTGAAGGGGTTACACTTCCGACCCTGGCAACCCTTTACGCCGTGCAATTCGTCGGGATTGCGGGAACAACGACGGTTGTTTGTTCCGACGCCAAGGTTGGCGGAGGCGAGGTTGCGGTAAATGCAAACCTACTTTGGACAGCGCCGGCCGGGTTGGCGATTGGATCCGGAACCATCACGATTACGCCGAACGCCTCCACCATCGAAATCACCATAATCGGCAAAGCATGAACCTGACGCGCCAGGCTGCCACGTTTGGACTCGTTGCGACAGCTGCAACGACGGGCACAAATGTCGTTGGCTCTAATCCGATTGGGACCAGGCCGACCAAGGCGGCCTTTCCGGACGCCACGGTTGCCTTTTCATTTAAAGCAACCTCCGCTTATGCTTCCGCCATTGCGACCTGGGAACTGCAAAGCGGGATTGTTACCGCCACTGGATACGTAACAATTTTGGACGGGGACGGGAACGATTTTGAAGGCGCGCCAATGACGGTTTTGGACTCAATTTATGGCGTCCTTATTGAATTCACCAAAGTTAACGGAACTCTGACCATTGGCTCAACGGACGCCAATTTTCCAGACGTAGTGCTTGCCGGATCCGGATCGCTCCTGCTTGTCGCCAACGATGGCGAAACGGCCGGCGGCACGATGGCATTGACCTTTTCGGCGGCCGGCGACTCCGCGGTTGTCTCGGTCGTTGGCAAGGCCGCGGTTCCCATCCTGGACGCCCTGGGCGTCGTTCCGGCGGTTGCGGCGAGCATGGCGCGCGCCCTGGTTGCCTATACGGGCAGTTTTTACGACGAATCGGCCGGCGATGTAACGAAAGTCTGGGATCAATCCGCCAACGGCCGCCATTTGACGAACGATGGAACAACGAATGCAACCCTTTCCGGATCCGCCTTGTCGGCGCGCGCGGTTTTCGCCTCCACCGGATACACGGTTCTTACCACAAGCACCCTGGGATCTGCTTTCTCTGGCGGCCATGACGTTTTTATAGTCTTTGATCCGGTGGGCGCCTCAGACCAGCAAATCCTAATGAGTAGGGGCGGAACCGCGAACGACTACATTGCAATGGACAATGGATCGTCCGGCTATGTCCTAACCGGCCTAACCTCTGGGAACTTGCGGGTAGATGATGTTATCATCTACCCTCAATATCGGGATGTCCTTTGGGACGCCATGAACGCGCCCAGCGATGAGCTGAACATTTTTAGCGTCGAAGATTTGGGCCTTTCCGACTTTGCCGGGACCGTCATGCTTGGCGTTAAGGATGGAACTTGGCGCCTGGAAGGATCGTTTGCGGAATTGATCATAACGCCCTCACTTTCTGACGCGGATCACTCCGCAATAATTACCAATATTCAAAACTTCTACGGAACATAAAACGATGACCCCGAACCGATTTAAAAGCTACATTTACTCACTCAGCGCCGCCCTGGCGGCCCTCGCCTTAATTGCCTACGGAATTGCGGAGGATCCAATTTACATTGCAACCGGGTTGGCCGTCCTTGTACCAGGGCCAATCGGGAAAAACTAATGGCCCTCCGCGCCTTGCAATTCGAATTAGTCGCCCAGGCGCGCGGGATCCGCGGCGCCTGGCGTTGTCAACTCGATGAACGCTTTTCCGGATCCGGCGAGGCCCTGGGCGCCGGCCTGGTCGAAACTTGCGTAAACTGGCCGGCGCGCCTGGGAGAATTCCCAACGCCGGACGAACTCGACGCCGTTCAACTGGACGCCCACAAGGCCCTGTATCTCGCCAGGGCGGCCGCGGACGCCGCCGCGGAGGGATTCACGGCGAACGGCCAACCGTTCAACCTGGACGCCCCAGGCGTCGCCCTGGCCCTCCTAGCGGATTGCCCGGCGCGGGTAACGATCCCAACCGCGGCCGGCGGATTCGCGGAGGTGGACCGGGACGCCTTTTTGGCCCTGGTTGGCGCCCACTACCGGGAACGGTTTCGGCGGTTGGCCAGGTTGGCGCGCCACGCGGCCGCCGCCGGCAACCTGGAGGAACTCAACCGATACGATTTCGGCAATCCGCCTCCCGTGTAAATTCCATGAAAACACTCCTAATCTTGACCCTGGCCGCCGGCCTGGCGCTTCTCTCCGGATGCGCCGGCGCCTCCCTGGCAATCAATCCGGACGGAACTTTCACCGTTTCGGGAACGATCCCATCCGCCGACAAATGACCTATTTGGAATACCTCCAGGGTTTGCAGCTGGAATTTTTCACGCCGGCCGAAATCGCGTTCCGCGGCGCCAGTGATTCCGGCCTGGGCCTCAATACGGATCCGCCGGCGGAGCTTTGGGCAAATATGGTCAAAACCGCCTGGTTAGCCGACCAGGCGCGCGGTTATCTAGGTTCGCCAATTCGCGTCCTGTCCGCCTACCGTTCGCCGGCCTACAATTCGGCCATTTCCGGCGCCTCCCAATCCCGTCACCTGTCCAATGACGCCCTGGACTTGCAGCCACTCTCGACCACTCCGCGAAAACTCCACGCCGCCCTGGTTGGATTTCGGGACGCCGGCCTATTCCGCGGAGGTTTGGGCCTCTATTCGTCGTTCGTTCACGTTGACCGGAGGGGCGGCGCCAATGCCGATTGGACCGGATGACAGCGGATCCGTTCATGCAGCTTGGCGCGGTCGGGATCCTGGGATTTGTACTTGTCCTGGTTGTCCGTTGGCTAATCAACCGGGTTTCGACCGACCTCCGCGACGCCGCGCGCGCCATCCGTTCCCTGGCCATGACGCAATTGGATATGCACGATACCCTTTTGCGGCATGACGCCCAGATACGCGGCGTCAACCCGTCCGCCGGCGAGAATCCAACCGCGGCGTGTATCCAGGCCTCCGAACAATACGACCGAATCCTTGCCTCGCTTGAATCCACCAAACAGGAACTAATCCGCCAGGCCAATTCTGGTTGCCCATAACTTCCGCAAACGTACGTAATCCGGAATCTTAAGAAACCTTAAACAATGCCGATTAAAGCCAAACCCGAAACTCCCGAAACTCCCGAAACCGCGGACGAACTGACGTTGGCGGAACTGAAGGCCCTCCCGAAAATGCGCTCCTGCCAATTCTGCGGCGGATCCGCTTACCACAAGGTGACAGGGCGACTTGTCCAGGTCCGTTGTTCCGTTTGCGGATCCCGCGGCCCTCGCGTGATCCCTGCAAAACAGGAGGCCCTGGCAACCGTGGCGGTTGTTTCAATCGGAAAATGGAACCGCGGCCGGCCTAAACTTTGACAACCGCGCCCGGCCTGGTTTCGTTGTTGGCCGGCCGGGCGTGGCGGTTTTTCTTCCTGACAGCAGCAGGTGGGCAACGGCGCCGCCGGGGCGAGCAATCTCCCGGCGGCGTTTGCCGATTACGGACAAGCGCAGACTTGTAAAGAGGCCCTGAATGTCCGATAATTCGGAATGAGCAACGACTACTGGAAAACGCCGCCGGCCGCCCAACGCCCAACGCGCGCCGAAATCCGCGCCATGTTCCGCGAACTCCGCGAATCCATAGCCCAGGAACGCGCCGCCGCCAAGGAACGCCGGCGCCTGGAGGCCCTCGCCGCCATCAAGGCAAAAACGTCCTTGCAATAGTCCGGAATCCCGTATTTGTTGGCCGGCGCCATGCAAGGCAATAAACAACAACGAAAAAAGACAGACGCCCAAAGAGCGTCCCAACTCGACCTGGCGCGCCGCGACCTTCTCCGCGCCCTGGTCATGCTAGAGGCCGCCTCTTCGACCTTCCTGGTCGATCCTGGGGCCAGTAAAGGCGGAATGCTGGATGCGTGCCTGGCGGCGCGCGCCACAATCCAAAAACACAAACGCGCCATTCCGGAAAGGGACAAGTTTCGGCGCGAACTGGCCGAACTCCAAACCTCTCCCCAGGCATGAGCGAAATCCGAAAGAACCGCGCGGCCGAACTGGCCCAGGAAGCGGAACGGACCTGGGGAATTCTGAGCGAGGAACAACGGGAGGAGATTGAGGCCTGGTCCGAACGACTGGACCGGCAAAAGGCCGCCGCGGAGAAAACCGGCCAGGTTTTCCCTGCGCCAACCCTCCCGCCCCACATCTCAACCGCCTTGGCGAATCTTCCGCCAATGCCGGCGCCGGCGACCTCTCAGGAGGACAACCCATTTGCGGTCCCCCTGGTCCCCCTGGAGGTTCCCACGGCAACCGTGGATCCGCCGGCGGTGATTGAGTTTCCGGCTATGGACGGGACCGGACCGGGCCAGGATCCCGTAAAGCCTCACCGGCCGGCCCTGGTCGTTGTCGCCTTCCTCGAACGCTACGCCTCCGCAATGGCGCGGATCCTTCCCTACCTGATTTCGGAGTATGACTCCGACGTAGAAAACGGCCGAGCAATCAATCCCGCTTATGAAAAGGCCCTGGCGGCCTGTCGCCAGGTTGCCAAATGGGATGGAAGGGGGAACGACGATGGAGAATGAAGCAGGAACGCCGTTTTTCGACTTCATCGCCGGCGGCCGCCGTGGCCCGGCCGGGTTGGCAGCTGCAATTGAGGGAGAAGCATACGCGCGCCGGACAGATCCGGAGACTAGCCACGCCGCCGCGGCCGCAATGGAGGGAACGCCGGCCGCCGGGTTGCAAACCGCAATACTGGCCGCCCTGGTCCGTTTCGGCCCAATGACGGCCCTCGAAATCGAAAACGCAGTCCGCCAAACCCTTCCGGATGTGGACTCTAACACGATTACGCCGCGCCTGGCGCCTATGCGCCGCGCCGGCTTGATCGAACGTACCGGAATCAAGCGGCCAGGGCGGACAACGCGCGGCCAATTCGAATTGAGGGCCTGTGCAAAACCTCTTGGCAACCTGTGAAAAACCAAAGAACAACGCGAACAAGTCGCCCGGCCTCCGGTTGTGAACTTGTTACACCCCAGCCACTAACCGCCAATTAACAGGCCCAACCGGCTTACCGTCAAAGCGGTAAGCCGGTTTTGGGCCACTTGCTCCCATGATTAAGACTATTAACTCTCCAATTTCAAATACGTTCCATCTCCTTAACGATGTGAAAAGGTCCGGCGTGACAGCGTGTGGAGGCGCCGCGGCCTTGCTTTTCCTAGTAGAAAAATCCGGCGCCAAACCGGACGAACTGGCCGGCGCCCTGGGGGCGTCAAAGAGCACGGTTTCAAGTATCATGGATTCACTCGAAAACGGCGGCCTGGCGTGGCGGGACCGGCCGCGCGGAGGGGACGCGCGGACGCGAACCTATAAACCAACCGCCGCCGGCCGCCGCCTGGTCCGGAAATGGATTCCCAAGGATTAACCGGGAACGCCCTACTGGCCGGCGTGGCGGCGTCCCTGGCGCCTCCGGATAACCGGCCTATTCCGGAATGGGCGGCGGAAAAGGTGCAGCTGATAGGCGGAAAAGGCGCCTTTTACGATCCAACGGCCAACCCTTCCCAGGGGTTTGCGTTCGATTGGATTTCGGACCCAACGACGGCCCAATTGTGCCTGGTTTGGCCGACCGGATCCGGAAAGAGCGTATTTTTCGAGGTTTGGATTGCTCATATCATTGCGGAGGATCCCGCGGATTGCCAATTCTCACACCAAACCGACCGGCCGGCGTCCCTCTGGTTTGAAAAGCGAGTAATTCCGACCCTGGAGCGATGCCCGGCGACCAGGCCGATTCTGGCCGCCACGCATAGACACAAGAAAAGGAAGCTGGAATTGTCCCTTGCAAACGGCGTCACAATCTATGCCGGCGGCGCGAATATGCGGAACCTCCAAGACAAGTCCGTTGCCGTCGTTGGCGGCCAGGAGGTTTGGGATTGGCCGGCCGGCGCCATCGATGAGGCCAAGGCGCGAACCCATGACCGCGAATCCGCCGGCCTGGGGAAAATCGTTTTTTGCGGCCAGGGAGGGCCGGTTGGTTGTGATTTCGAACGGGAGGCCCTGGCCGGCGAACTATTCGAAACCGGGTTCCGTTGTCCTGGTTGCGGCGCGGAGGTTCCCTATTTACCGCGGACCGAAAACCCTGGGGAGGATTTCGAGGCCGCCTTTACCTGGAACGAAAAGGAAGCGGAATCTGACGCGCCGGATTGGGCCAAATTGCTCCGGAGTGTCCGGTTTGTGACGCCTTGTTGCGGGAAAAAATACCGGGACACGCCCAATAATCGGCGGCGCCTCTCGACCGCGGCCGTCCTGATTCGCCACGGCGGGAGCTTTATTCCAGGATGGAAAACTCACACCGTTACCGCGGCCGCCCTCCATTGGATCCCCTGGAGTAAGCTAGTGCGCGAATTCGTGGCCGCCAAACGCGCCGAAATGCGCGGCGACCTCTCTCCGTTGGCGGCGTTCGTGAAAAAACGCCTGGCCCGGTTCTACGTCGAAAAACAAGGCGCGCCGGAACTCCAATTTCCGGAGGCAGAAAAGTATTCAAAGGCCGACTACTGGCCGGCGGATCCGGCCGCCCAGGCGCCCCAAATCAACCTGGAGGCGTTCCGTTTCCTCAACGTGGACGTTCAGCTTGATCACTATTGGGTAAGCGTCCGCGGTTGGCGCCTGGATTGCTCATCGCGGCTTCTCTACGAAGGCCGAATAGCGTCCCTGGAACTTGTCCGCGATTTGCAGTTGCGATTTAGCGTTGCGAATCAAAACGTAGGGATTGATTGCGGGTACGAGCCGGAAAGGGTTGCAAAGGCACGTTGGAAGTACCGCGAGGAAATCCGCCAGGACGGCAAGCCGGCCGGATTCGCTTGTTGGGTAATGCTGAAGGGCGACAAGGCGGAATCATACCCACATCACGAACGGCGCGGCGGCAAGGTCTACGCCAGGCGCCGTATTTGGGCGCCTCCCGTCCAGACAACGACCGCGGCCGGCGTTCCGTATTCGTTTATCAAATTTAGCAACCTGCGCGCCAAGGACGCCCTGGCGGCCCTAATCAAGGGCGGCCAAACCGGCGTTTTCCACGATTGCTCCAAAGAATACAGAGCGCACATGAAATCGGAGGCCAAGGGGCAGCCGGCGCCGGGAGTTTTCCGGTGGGATAAAATACGGCCTTCCGCCCAAAATCACCTTTGGGATTGCGAGGTTGGAGGGGTTGTCATGGCGTCAATGCGCGGCGTATTGCAGGAAAACCTGGCCGAAATGGAATCCGCCGACCAGGAAGCGGTATAAAATTAAATGCACTTTCCACTCGACTAGTCCGAAGAGTCGGACCAGTATGCGTCATGGCTAACAACGAAACAAGCAACCTCAATCCGCGGTTCGCAACCTCTAACCGTAAAAGATGCCGCGAATATTTCGCCCATTTCGCCCTCCGATTGCTCACGAACCCGGCCGACGAGGACGCCGCCGCGTTCATGCATTGGGCTTGGTGGCGGATGGGAAATCACCGTGGCCTTGCCGAAATGGAAAAGATGGCGGCCGGCGTGGGCGTGGATTATCACAAGATGATGGAGCAACGGCGCCAGGTGCACGGCGGCCTTTTCGCTTCCTGGTCGGCGGATCGTTGCCATTGCGGCGCGGCGCTTCCATTCGTTCATGCCTCTGAAACGCCCTATGAATTTTGTTCGGCGGATTGCGCGACGAGTAGGACAAGGCCGTAGTGGTCTTAAAGACGAGCTGATGAACAACGAACAAAGGAACTTAGAAAGGGCGCTTGTCCTGGCCCTTTGCCGGGCCTTCCGCCTTCCGCGGCCGGACCGGCCGGCCGACCCAGGCGCCATGCTGACGCCGGTTGACGCCGGCCGGCGCCGCTACCAGGTGGGGTACAGGCTACTCACGGCGCGGAGTTGGAGAGTTAACAACACGAATCGTTATTCGACCAAGGGGCTATGATTCGCAACTGCTTATTCTGGATAGGCCAGGGGATCCTGGCGGCGGCCATGCTGGCGGCGGGTTGGCTACTCACGGCCCTGGCCTTTGCCTTGTGATGGCAACGAGCGGCGCAACGAGCGGTAAACCTGGGGGGATAGGCTTACCGCGCGGCGATAGGATCCAGAGATTTGAATGAAACCCAAGCTAGCCATATCCTTTAGCGGGGGGCGTACCTCCGCCGTGATGACGAAACTCTGCTTAGAGAAGCATGGAGACAGCCACGAAATTCTCGTCACCTTCGCCAATACCGGGTGCGAGCACGACAACACGCTTCAATTTATCAAGGATTGCGATGATCACTTCGGATTTGGAACCGTGTGGCTGGAGGCTGTGGTCAACCCAGAGGAGGGGAAGGGAATCAGGCACAAGATAGTGGATTTCGAGAGTGCCAGCAGAAAGGGCGAGCCGTTCGAGGCTTACATCGCCAAATACGGCATCCCCAATATGACTACCCCTCAATGCACGGGTAGGCTAAAGGAAGACGTTATGCGCTCATATTTGAAGTCTCTCGATTGGACTCTAGGAAAAAACCGCAACTACATCACCGCAATCGGAATTAGGGCTGATGAGATTGACAGGATGTCAGCCGCCGCCAAAAGGATGGGGTTTGTTTATCCCTTGGTGAATGCTGGCTGGACAAAGGAGAGGGTTTTAGCGGAGTGCAAAACTTGGCCCTTTGATTTGGTGCTAAAAGGAGAGCACTATGGAAATTGCACCTGGTGCTGGAAGAAGAGCAAAAGGAAGCTGATGACCTTGGCTCTGGAGGCTCCAGAGGTGTTCGACTTTCCCCGGCGCATGGAGGAAACCTATGGAGAGGTGAAGTCCGAGTCAGCCGCGGCCCGTGACGGGAGGCGCGTATTCTTCCGCAATTATCAATCAACAGAGGACATCTTCAAGGATGCCCATGAGGGCGGGTTTGAGCTTTACCGGGACATGGTGAGGGCTGAACAGCTTCTCCTGTTCAACGCGGACCTCGACCTGGGCTCAGCCTGCGGAGAATCCTGCGAGATAGGAGCAGACGAATGACCCACCCGCCGGCCGGCCTCCTGGGGTTGTCAAGTTCGTCCGGTGAAAATCGCCACGGCGCCGAACGAATTAAGGGGGGGATAGGCTTACCGCGCGGCGATACCCCCCCAAAGCCCCCCCCCCAGGGGCCGGCGCAACGAGCAGAGCAACGAT